CATCGGTGGCACTGGTGAGATTCAAAGCCTCACCCGCACTCGTCTCACACCACCCCGCAGGGTTGAACGGAAGAACGAACGGGTTGTTGGAGTTGGGCATCGCACCGGTCAGAGCCGTCGAGCCGCTCTTGAACTGCGCCGTCCCGGGTGACCCACCGCTCTGCACGTTAGCAAGGACTGCAGCGAGGACGCGAAACTTCACGCCCGTTGATGCTGCTGCGATGGCCACAGTTCCAGCCGAACCTTGTGCGACCGACGTGTACTTTTGGCCACCGCCACTGAACGCGACGTTCCCAAATTGGTCGATGGCACTTGTAACCGAAGAAACCATTCGTAACCCCTGCTATGTTTGAACCTTAAGCCCGTCGATGTTGCTGTCAGTCGCGGAACCCAGGTTGATGAAAACGTGTGCATCGTCATCATCATCGGCAGCACCGGAATTGATGATAATGCAACCCTTGGCGTAACCGATGCTTCCGTCAGCGGGCGCAGAACCGCCAGCACTGCCAAAATCTTCTACGCAAAACAATTTGTTCCCAGCCTCATCGGCAAGAAGAACACCAGTCGCATCGTGCAGCTTATGCCTGCCACTCATCGAAATCTCCTTATGTTCCCTGGCCCTTGTAGGTTACGCCACTACTAAACAGGGTGAGCCTTCGCGGGCCGTACATCTCACGCCTGTCAGACCAGTCTGCATTGTACCCGTACACTTCCGCCTTGTTGTCCTGACGGTCGCGTGTGACTGATGTTACCAGATATTCCTGGAAAGTCTGATACATGATTCCTCGCTCGCCATCCATTCGGCGTTCAGCTTCTGCGAGGCAACTGTACAGAATTGTTTCGCTATGCTGCGTAATCCCGTGAACTCGCTCACCAGCGGACGGTGAACCGGTTTCTGGCTTGTCAGGGAGCACCCTGTACCGATACGACAGCGTTGCAGCTGCCGTGACATCCGGCCAAAACATGATCTCGTAGCGAGTTCCCTCTAGCGTGTGCGATCTCGCTTTCGGACGAATTGCCCCGTAAAACGGGTCTTCCGAGGAGTAGGTGACGTTATAGTCACGCTGCCTCAGTTCACGCATCCGGCCCTCGCCCACCATCTCCACGGGCTGGATGGCATTGTCGGCCTGAGCGTAAGTCATAACACCCATTATGTTCCCAAAGTCATCAGGCAGATCGTAGTCGTCCTGGTGCAATGAGTACGAGGTGCTTGAAGCCGCGTCCGAGGCACTGGATGTGTCGACAAGGGTCAGTTGCGTTGTGGTGTCCCGGGTATCGACCGCGTAGTTAGTGCCACTAATGTTGATCTCGCCAGCTGCCGCCCATGCAGGCCATGTTCCACCCGAAAGCGTGACCACCCCGTTGGTGGCCGCGATCGTCCCGGTAGAATAGGCCGCGTTGAGCGAGAGTGTCGCCACCGGCATCAAGAAGGACCAGTCATGGGTCCTGCCCTCGACAGGTGGCGGATTGTAAAACTGACGCAAGCCAGATTCACAGGTCCTCTCAACCAGTCGTTTTCGGTCGGTATCCGACTCGTTGGTGTACCCCTCGTCGTTTCCGCCAAAGAGATACTCGTACACCTCGTTCCGAATACCATCCCACGTCAGGGATAGAGTAGGCTCAGCCATCCATGTTCACCTTATCGGGAGCAACAACCCGCACTTTATCCTCGCCATCCAGGCGAACGCGGTAATAACCTTTTGGAGTCATCCCCAGGAACTCGGCTGGATAGGTCGCACCCTTGATAAACACCTGCAGGTTTGCAGCATGCTCAGGCATATCGGCCTTCTCGTCCTCGTTTTCAAGTTCTGCAATGCGTCCGCTCAGGAACGAGATCTCATTGCACAACGCGAGGATCCATCCGCTCGGATGACTCTCGGCACTCGCAGCATACGCCTGACGTTCCAGGCGATTGAAAGCCTTGACCACATGGTCCGATAACGGGCCACCGGTCATGTGCTCCATTCGCTGCTGGTTGACATTATCCATCGTGCATCACCCCGCCATACGAAAGTTCACAAACCTCTTCCACGACGGGTGGAGCCTTCTTGGCTGCGGGCTTCTTGGCGGCCTTTTTGGCAACCTTCTTCTCAACAGCCTTCTTGGCAGCTTTTTTCTTGGCCATTTCCATTCCCCTTCACAAGGCACCCGAGGGAGTCCAACGCCCCCCCGGGTGCTGCGGCACCGGTTTACTACTCTTCAACACCAACAGCCCACCAGTCAAGCTGCGACTTGACCTCTGCACTGCCCGTGCCGACCTTGGTTGCAAGGAACAGGCAGAGTTCCTCGCCATCGGGGAACGTGGCAGCGTCCAGTTGAGTCTGGGTGACGTACACCGACTCTTCCTCACCATTATCGACGAAGATCTTGATCTTCTTGTCGTTCGGGTGGTTGCCCGGGTCGTACAAGAAGCCCATCTTCATGTAGGTGTCAGCGACCATCGAGGCGATGTTCGCGTGAACCTGGACCGTCTGACCCGCTTTCTTCCAAGTGAAATCGAGTTCTTCACCGTTGTCCTGAAGGACGGAGAACCCGATGAAGTCCTTGTCGGCAATCACGCCAGAGTCATCGGTGAGCGCGTTAGCAGCCTGGGACCCTTCCTCGGACAGGCCAACGAAGAACGACAACCCGTTGTCGCCAATGCTGGCCTTTTTGAACCGGCACTCAAAGGCCACTCGTCCAGTTCCAGAAGCATCGATGGCGACCATGCCACCGGCACCGCCACCAGTGATGATGCTACCCTCGTCGTTGTCGGCATCGTTGCCAGCAATCTCAATAGCACCAGTCACCTCACCAGCCGCCTGCTTCAACGTAACGCCAGTATCGATGTAACTAGCGTAGTTACCGATGGTCTGGGTGCTGATGTGCGCTGGGTGGTTCAGGAAATCATCAAAGAAGAACCGCCCGCCGAGACCGACGCTCCAGTTCTTGACGGGGAGGCGACCCCAGATGCGGCTCGAAAGCCCGCGAGGTGAAGTCAGTCCCTTGTGTTGTACGAAAGCTGTCATCCGAATGCTCCAGTGCTGCCAAGCGAGAAAAACCGACCGGGGGGGCGTGGCAGCGATTGCCCCCCCGGTCAGAACGTGAGGTCAGATTACTTACTCAGAACGAACCCGCCACGACGACGATCGACGCAGCAGAAATTCATCGTGCAGTCTGTGTACTGCACCATAGTACGGTGCTGGTACGGATGCGGCTGCACTTTCGTCTCCTTCATGTACTCGCCCTGCAAGAAGCACGGCTTGAACACGGCCCAGTTGATCCCGTAAATCGGGTTGGTCGTGTCACCAGTACCGGAGTTGTTGTCGAAGTACGGAACCCACTCCACGGGAATCCTGCGGAAGATCGTCGCGCCATCTTTGCTCGCGACATCATTACCCAGGTTATCGTTTTGCGATTCCAAAACTTCCTCCAGGGTTCCCAGCACCGTGTAATCGGTGTAGTAGCCCCAGTTGGACTTCATGTTGGAGAACGGGCCGTCGACAGGCGGCTTGAACTCCGTTTTGGTCGCAGCTTCACGCCACTTGCGAATGAGGTCGGACTTGGAAATGTTCACGTACTGCGCATTCCAGTTCTTCCACCGGGAGTACGTGTTGGGATCCAAGCCACCGACATCGGTGAAGCCAGTAGGACGACCACCATTGAAGCCACCCGTGGTCGAGTAGCTGGTGGTGTTGATCCAGTACGGAACCCCGTAAGGAGCCAAGCTGTCGCTTGAACTCGTGGGTTTCGACCAGAAGTTGCTTTCCATCAACTCAGCCAGATCGGTCATCGCGTCAACGCGACTGGTCTGGAGCAGGTTGACAAGACGGGCGGGAGAACGGTTCATCGCAATGACCCGCTCCTCAAGCGACCAGTGAGTCTCAGTGTGTCGCCAAGGGATGTTGCCCGTCTTCTGCGTGTCGGCAGTTGTCGGGTTATCTGTCTCTGCCAGTTTCACGTTGCGAGCTGCATTATTGCTGAACAAGCGAACATTGAACTGATAGCCGTACCCAGACCCGAACTGGACGGCTTTTTTCTTCAGAATCCTGGGCAACGCGATGTGGCTCTGGTTGTCCACAACGATGTCGGCCCACGTGGTCTTTTCCAGAGCGCGCAACGTGGTCGTTACGAGATCTGCATAATCATCAGCCTGATAAGGCATTGAAACACTCCATTATAAGTGCCTCCTTAGTACGAGGACATCCCGTGCTCAGCTTGCCAATTGGCAGCAGCCTGAACTGCAGCCTCATACCCAGTTTCCGGACCTCCGTCACGGTGCTGGGGTAACGCTGTGGCCTGCCGAGCGACTTGACTGGCCTTGTCGGAGACACGTTGTAGAGCCGCTTGGCTCATTTCTTTCCCATGAACAGACTGTGCAGCCCGCTCAACCAAAGCATCCATTGGGGGAATACCTTCACCCCTAGCCAAATACCCCTTCCCCATACGGGCGACTTCGTCAGCCACAGAAATGCGGTTCAGGGCATTTTCTTCATTCAGATCGTTCAGTCGACCGCGACCGTAAAGACCTTCATCCATGTTGTTCAGGATGAGATCCATTTCACGGCCAGCAGCCTCCATTTGCATCCGCTGAGTGTGCATCAGCACAGCACTCAGCGTGTTTTCCATGTTATCGATCTTGTCGTTGTAGAACTTGTTCATTTCAACAAGTTCAGGGTCGTAGTCGCTTGGGTCGGTAAACTCAAACGCTGTCCGGTTCTGCTGCTGACTGGCAGCAGTCTGGGCCGCTTCCTGCTCCTGCTGCACTTCAGGGGACTCAGACATGGACTTTTGGACGGTTTCAGCCCACTGGTTTGCAACCGCATCAAAAGCTGAGGGGTCAGCAAACGCACGGACCTGCTCAGGTTCCAGGCCCATCGCTTTCCCAATTGCGTATTGATCGTTACGCCACTGCTGTTCAATCGGTGCCTCTTCCTGGACGGTCTCTTCAGCTTCAGCTTGAGGTTCAGGAACAGCCATCAACTCAGGAGGCTCTTCCTCAACCAGCTGCTCCCCCTCGGGGATCACGTTCTCTTCAACCTGCTCAAATTGCTCGTCTGGCATCATCAGTTCCTTTTCCTAGTACACACGACGACTGGGCCGCTTTGCCTTCTTCTTGTTCGACTTGGTCTTTTTCGCACTCACGTTTTTGTTCATCCTGAGCTTTTTTCCGCCTCTTCCCCTTGGCATGCCTGACCCCTACGAGTTGGAATCCTTGTTGTACAAGCCCAGCACTTTCAAATACTTTTTCTGCTGAGTGTGTGATGTGAAGTGTGGCCGACCCTCGCGATCAAAGTCAATAGCGAACCCGTGCTTGCGAGCATGGCTCATGGCCTCGTGCCTGTCATCGGGATGCACTGCAGCCCCTTCAGACACGATCACACTGGACGACTCATAACTGCGGCGTATCTGGCCCATTCCCTTGGAGTCCTTTACGAACTCCTTCCGGGTGACCTGCTCGCCATTTATCTTGTAAACGACTGCCATCAAAGATACCCCTCAAGACCGTGCAGCTGCTGAGCGTATGGAACACCCTGGAAAAATCCCGGGGCCTGTTGGAACATCCCGGGAGACTGAACGTATGGCCCAGAATTTATGAAATCGTCTTCTGGAGTCCCCGGCTGCGCCGGATAGTACCCCGGCCATGATTCATACGGACCCACGTTCCAGGGGGCCTGATAGTCGATTGGATTGAATGGGTATTGCTGCTGACCCCAGTCCCCCAGCGGGGCTTCATAAAACCCGCCATGCGGGTAGCCTTCATGGTAAGGGTTCAGTGGGCCTGACGGCTGGATGGTGATCGGACTTTCACCTGGACGAAAAGGCGCGTCCTCAAGGGGGGCCAGATACATGCCCTCCGACCACGGCTCTGTTTCAGGATACGACAGCGGGAAATCGAACGGGTCCACTGGATGGAAATGGCGAAGACCTTCTGGTGGTACGTAATCTCGCCAGTAATCATCCATCCTCATCTTGAAATGAGGATCAGCGGATTGACCTGGATATGTAGGCGGGTTTGCCATGGCTATGCCTCAAACCTTGCTGGGTCAACTCTCATCTCTCGTCTCTCTCTTCTGCGTCTCAACCAGTCCTTGATCTGCTCTTTCATCTCGCGAGACTTATTGAAAATCCTATCCTGCTGGGCCTGAGCGGGCGGGTAACTCGGGTTGCCGGGGCCAGGAACAAACGGCCCCCCAAGACCACCTGCAGTAGGATCGGTCGTTGGATAGCCTGGAACCTTTGGCCGAATCAGGTTGTCAGGATTCACAGTCCCAGGTGGAACCCTTTTGGGTGCATCAGGAAACAACTTGTCAAACTCGATGCGCCTCGGCTCAATCTGTCCTGGGGGCAAAGAATACTGTGCCCCTCCACCGCCGAATATATTTGGAATCAATTGGCCAGCGTAATCACCGATACCTGTCCCCACATTCCTGAGCATGCGATCGATCTCGGAAGCAGTGATCGCACGTCGCGTCTCGTCTTGATTGAACGCGGCCCTGAGGAGCGGAACCCCGTACATTTTCCTCATCTGGTTTTCGCTCCAGTGAGGCATGGTCGTTCCATGCTCCCATAGATTGCCAAGGTCGTACCCTGTCTGCTCGAACGGAGTGACCCCGGGTGCCACATCCGGCCCCTGACCTCTCATTCCTGTACCAATGGGACCATAAAAATCATCGCCACGCGGGGCCAAGGGGAGGACCCCCTGCCCTGGACCTAAGACCCGTGGTGTTGCTGACGGTGCGTTTCTTCTTGGCATGGGTCTACTGCATCCCTGTTTGAGTTCTTATTCCCATATACCCGGGCGACCGACCATACGCTTGGTTCATCATCGGACCCAGCTGGGCGTTGTAGCCCTGATTGGATTGTCCAGCAACCCCTCCCCAGAGGTTGACGTTTTGCGACTTCATGTTGGGCTGGCTACGCGAGACACCACCGATCCCGAAATACGCGGGGCCTGATGGGATGGATTGCATCGGATTCACACCCTGCTGCTGCTGCTGCTGACCAAACTGCTGGTACGCTGGCAGGAACGAAAACGGGTCAAATGGACCTGATTCAGAAGCGGTAGCGTCCGGGACTGGCCTGGAACGAATCTCGATTAGCTTTTGCAACGCCTTGATATCGTGCTGTGACCTCGATGCCATCGGGGTTCCAGCGAATCCAGACAGCCTGTCGAACTCAGACTGCAGGCGAGGAAGCCCCCAGTTCTTGTAGCGGCGCAGACCATGCTTCACAGCCTTGTAGGACCCGCCGTAAAGCTCTTGGAACTCCTGTTCAAAGTCCATCAATAGGAACTCCCAAGACCGCTGATTTCTGCTGGGTATTCACGAGTTGCCACCGGCCTCTTGGTCTCCCGGACATCCATCCCGGAGAAGTTAGAAATACCGATTCCAAGAGGCGATGCAATTTCTAGGGAACTGGGCGACATCCAAGGAGGGAGCAACGGGTTGGACAACGCTTCACTGGGTGATCTCATGTATTGCCCGCGAGCCTTGGCTCGTCGCATCGCCCTCAGGCGTTGCAACTCTTCCATTCGTTTCTCATTGTCCATTTCTTGCTGGTATGTCACATCATCTCCCTTGCCATCGCACCCTGTTCAGCCTGCTGCGGGTTTCCGCCCATCAGCGTGTTTACCAGAGTCTGCTCCGCGCCCTGAGGGGTGGCACCCGGACGCGAAATGCGCTCATTCACGCTATGTCTGGTCTGCGGCCCTGCTGCCTCGGGTGAACCCATCTGGTCGCTCCCGGGCGGGACATCCTCAAGACCGACAATAATGTCCTTCAACTCAGGAAGATCAGCGTACCTGGAGAAGGTGTTGAGCAGTTCCTTGTAATCTATACCCAATCCCTGCTGCCCCATCATCGGGAGGCTTGGTATGACCACGCCCTGTATGATCTGGTTGAGCTTGGCCATCCTTTGCTGGGGTGACACGAACTGCATTGAATGCGGCTCGATATCCACTTCATGCATAAGGAAGTCGTGGGTGCCTCGCTCTTCTGGGGTGAGGAACGTATCGATCGGGCCAAGTGGCTGAGAGTTCAGCCGGATCGGGTAACTTTCCACGGGATCTGACCACAGGTGGAATCCCCAATCCCTGATCACCTTCTTGGTGAAGAGACGCACATCGTCCTGCATCCCAGACATTCGCTGGCTGGCACTGGCATGCAGCAGTTGGTCCTGGGTGGCCGTTTCGCTCTGGGCACCCAGCCCGCCCATCAAATCCAAGTTCCCGGCCTGCCAGCTAAACAGCTGCTTGATCTGCAGCATGAACGCAAAGTTTCGCTGATCCAGGCCACCGAACATCTTCTCTTGGATTGCCTCTGGGTTGTCGACCCCAACAATCTCCCCATCAGAAGCCATCCGGATCCGCTCGGCATCCTCCGAGTCCACACCCCTTGTCAGCCCCACAACCTTATACCGCTGCGCTTCACGAACCAGCTTACGCATCAGCCCGTTGCTCACATCGTGAAGCCCACGCCACAACATGGCCGGGGCAAGAGGCATCGAGTTCCCGTCCACCTCATTGAAATACAACAGGTGGTAGGGACCCAGCGGATTGGGTGGACCGTTCCACTCCACGATCTTGAGAGGCTTGTCATCCTCGTTCGGACCCAGCGTGACGATCAATCTCTCCTTGGGGAGCCAGATCTCCCACAACTCGATCTTGTCTTCCAGCTGACCCTCGTGCTGGCTGGCACCCTGCGTAATAGTGCTGAGCCTCTCGTCACCACTCTCGTTGTAATTGTAGTCATCCATCGCGGTCAGGTTCTCACGAACCGACTTGTTGAACGACTTCTCACTTCGGGCCTGCTCCAGCGACATGCGGTATCGGTGCCCGCAGTAGTCAGTCTCCTCGTGGACATGGGCAGTCATATCATGCACCCAGTCGTCCAAGGAGACATTGGCCACAAACGGCCTAGTCTTCTTGAAATCGAAACCCTCCTCCTGATAGCTACCGATCACCTGGGTCCCGATTTTGCAGATTCCCATGGAGAACAGGGCCGATCTCACGCACCGACGAAGTGCGTTATGCACATCGAAAGTGCGCAGCATCGAGTTCATCGCCTGTTCTAGCTTCAGCCCATAAGGCTTCAACTCATCGCTATGGGTGAAGACCAAGACCTTGGGTGGACGAGCCGCCAGCTGACGCTCGTAAATATTGGCCGCGACCTCCATCAGGTTGAGGTACACCGGCTTGTCGCTGCCACCCTCGGAATAATCGATCCCAACGTACTGCTCAATCGCCTCCTTGTGGCGACGGCGGAATGGCTCCAGCTTCCTGCGTGAAAACCGCATCGCGTCACGGAGTCGGCTGAGATGCTCTTTTTTATTGGGATTCATTGATCGATCACCCTGCTGATAAACACTGGTGTCATCTCACCCATGTAAGCCCCGGCCACATTGAAATCGAAGTATTCGTTTGCCCCGTTCCAATCCATGCCGTCACGCTCCATCAGAACGTCAATACACATGTCCCGGTCATAAGCCATCACCCTCGCCTGACCATTTTTCGTCCAGACCTCGGCGTAACCAATAATGGCCTCGTCAAACCCGTCGGCCTGGAGGATGTCCTCGTCTGGAAGGCTCTCAGCTACAGCGTCCCCGTTTGGTGTCTCAATCCCACTCATCGCTTATTGTCTCCCTTTTTTGCCTTCTCCATGCAAAGCTACCAGCTGGAGGACCTTGGACCTCCAGCTTCGGCTCGGCCTTTTTCCTTTCCCTGATAATCTTGGCAGCAAGAGCATCGGCAATAACTACGTCTCCATGGTTGTCACCCCTATCGGTGGGGTCAATCGTGTTGACTGAACCCCCGTGCTCTATTCTGCCATTGGGAAGGTACACAAACTCGCTTGCCTGACGCAACGCCTTCTTGCTTGGGTTTATGAAACCCTTGGAAAACAGGACATCCCTGTAGTTGGCAAGGAGGTCCTTTTTGCCCTCGGATGTACTAAACCACCCCGGTTTATCGCTCTCACGTTTGCTTATCTTCTGGTCATTGGTCGCGTAATAGATGTTTCCATATCGGCACTCCTCGATAACAGTCTTGCCGAAAGTTCGACCCGGGCCAGTTGCCTCCCAGATCAGGAATGCTGGCCTGCCACCTGGACCCTTGAACCAGTGGCACAGTGCCACGCACAGTTCAGCGAAATGGTTTGGGGTGATCGAGTTGTCTGCCAACTCAGCAACCTTCTCTCCCGTGTGGCGGTCAACGACACTGGCAGCAGACTCACTGGCACCCGTTCCCTGGCTGATATCCACCCCGATTACATAATCGTGGTCGTCACGAGGCTTCAGGAACACGTCAAGAGGCGTCCAAACCTTCAGGTTGCCCCTAGCCTCAAAACTCTCCATGAACTCGGGACTCCTGATGTCATCACGCATCAAATGTCCCTGATGGTTGGGCACCCGGGCAAACTCCGAGGAGAGTTGGTTTAGAGTCTTGGGATCGAAAAACGGATAGGCACTCCCCTGATAATCGATATCCAGCTGGGTGGCAATCTCCACAGGATGCGCCCTGCGTACACATTCGTTGTCATACCACGGGCTGCGAGCCTTCCCGTCTTCCCCCTCATACAGGCCATCAGCCTTCTCAGGGTGCCGGGACCAATGAAACCTCAGTCTTGGAGTCCCCTTCTGCAGCTGAGCGTAAAACGCATTAGCCGTGCCATTGGGGGTGCTGTTGAAGATCCGGCAGTTTGTGTTGTCTGCCGTGGCACTCAACACGTCATACCCGCCACCCTCGAAAGCAGCAAACTCGTCCACCAGCATCGCGGTACGACGGCCACCACGGCCAATGTTATCCGTGGTACTCTCTCCCTCGATCTTGGACCCGTTCTCCAGGTTGATCATCTTCAGCTTGTTTCGACGCATCTCGGGGAGCATCCAGCTGGGAAGCCCCTTGTTGATGAAATCGATATGAGAGAACAAGGAGTCCCCAGACCCATCCACCAACCCCTCCTTCCGGGAGACCATCAAGAACGATTGCAAATTCCGAAAGTGCCACCGCCAAGCGAAAAGAGTTAGGCAAATCCATGAAGCCCCCATGTCTCTCGATTTTTCAATAATGACATCGTGACCCTTGAATTCCCCTCCAGCCCCGGGGAGAGCCTCATCCATCGCCAAAAACGCCTCGTCCTGGTACTCATACGTTATAAACGGGATTTTCGGGTTCGGCTTGCGAGGATCAAAAGTCCAGACAAACGTGTTAATCCAATACAGGATGTCCCTGCTGCATGCTTCCCACAGGCTCTTCTGCATCTCCCGACTCTGCCCCGCGAGTGCCAGAACCTCCTTCCTGTACTCCAGATTCTCCCTGAATCCCTTGGGGACCTTCCCGTACAACGGTAGTTTCCAAGGATCCGAGCATTTCCTCGATTTCATCAACGGACTTGGTGGCATCAGCCTTGAACCCTTCCAGCTTGGAATCCGTGTCAACAGTACGGGAAACCATGCTCATCCAACTCTTGTAAAACTCCTTGGGGTCAGTTCTGGCGAACTCAAGCAACCCCCACGCCCCGCTACTGGGGGCATTCTCAGGGGTGATGTCCACAACCCCTATATTAGAGTACACCCACTCAAAGTCGCCACGGACGTTGCTCTTCTTCCCCTCGAAAACCTCTCCCGGGGCACTCTGCACAAGAGCCACAGGATTAGCCTGAGCCTTGGCCTTCTTGCGGGCATCCATTGTGTAGTGGCCATCAAAGCCAAACGCCCTAGCAGCCTCTATCCATGCGTCACGAGGCTCGCGACCATGCTTCTCCAAGGCCCGTCTGTAAGCGACGAACTCGTCCCACTTACCACTCGCCTGTATGCGAGTCCTAAACTGATCCTGTGTCTCTGGCATTGCAATGCTCCACTCACGCCCCTCCCCCGAGGGGGAGAGACGCCCCGTAGGGGGAAGGACGCAAGCAGGAAAAGGCAAGCGAAGTGTAACTGACAAAACTGACACAAGTCAAACAGCAACCTGCTTAGCACAAAATGTACTAAGCAGAATAAGCGGTATATCCCCCATATTTGAGGAGAGGTCCCATAGGGGTCCCAAAGGGGGTAGGGGGGCTTCAGATCTGTGCAGCCGCGAGAAGGGGATAAGTTAAGTAATAAGCAGGCTTGCGGGCGGGGGGTCGGCTCGCGTGGGCCGCGTGTTGCGGGTCCCATGCGGCGGCTGCGGCGGCTTCCTTTATACGCGTGCTGGGCTGCTGCTGCCCTAGCCACTGGCCAGGGCTGCGGCTGCTGCTGCCCTGGCTGTTGGTCGCACACGCGAGATGGCTGCCCAGGGCGCTGGCCTGTCATAACCTAGCCTGCCCTCGTGCCTCCTGCCCTGGCTACCTGCGTGGACTCGTGATGCTCACCAGGGCGCAGGCTTTAGACTATTTTGCCCTTTTTTTATTTTATCCAAGATTAGTGGTTGACGTACTACAACCAATGTGGGAGAATGGGACTGTACACACTTTTACAGCATGGGAGACACGCGATGCCAGTACCAGAATGGCAAACTGAGTTCTACCGACTAACTGCACTCAAGTATGCCTTGAAACTTGAAATCATGGGGATGCGGAAACGAGGCAAGCAGGCCAGTACAATCGTCCGCGAGGAATTCCAGCACTGGCCACACATCGAGACACTGACCAAAGAAACGCTACTCCATCATCTGACGGACTACATCGAACAGGCCACACACAGCATCAAGGTGAGATAACCCGCTGCCAGGGCAGCCCAACGGATTGGGCTGTACCTGGTCTTTTTTTGACAGCATGGAAAAGGAAACGACAGCATGCCCGCATTCATTACACCAAAAACCGTTCAAGAGTCCAACGACGTCAGCCTACTAGCACCTAGGGAAGCCGCCGAGCAATCCGGTAAGGTAGTGTGCGTTATCGGGAAACTGCCTGGGACAGACTATCAGCCACTTCTGCACCTTTTCGCCTACATCCCAAACGACAACGGGTGTCGAGTCATCTCTTGCGAGGATCAGGATGGTGCCTGGGCGAGCCTTTCAGCCCTCGCGGTTGACGTGTTCCCAGGATGCATCATCCGCCACGCTTGGAAATACCAGGACGCCAAAAATGCGGCCTAGTGAATCACAATTGATTCTCCCAGGAATGCCAGTTGCGCCGGTAACCCCGGCCAGCTGGTTGGGAGTGAAGGGGACCCGCGGCGCTGGCCGATACAGAAACCATCGATGGATTCTGTTTACCGATCAGGGACAGCCTAGCGGATTCCAGGTTTTCCACTGCGGACACCCAACCGCAACGTATCCCTATTACGCTGAATTCAACGGTGAGCCGCTGCCAGGATTCAAGACGTTTCGACACCTTGAAACCGCCCAGGCTCATTGCGAACAACTACAAAAAGAAAGACGAACAAATGCCACAACTCGACCTTGACCAAATCCTTGACGCGGTCCGACGCGACGACCACACAGGAATATGCACCAGCTGCGGAGAAGAGCAGTATGGTTGCGAACCGGACGCGCGAAGGTACAAATGCGAGTCCTGCGGACAACGGACAGTGTTCGGTGCCGAGGAACTGCTAATCACAAATTGGGCATTCTAGACCCATGCTGCCAGGGCAGCCCGACGGATTGGGCTGTCCTGGATTTTTTCTGACAACCTGGAAAGGCGAGACAATGACCGAAAACAAACCAAACGACGCAAACAACAAACACCGCAAGCTGTGGCGAGTCCAGGTACAAACCCCCTCGGGGAATTGGGATGACTGGTATGTCCCAACCTGTGACGGGATCGTGGTTTATGAGTCCCTGGAATCCGCAACGGAGGCAGTTCAGGAAATAGCCAGGGTGTACGAGTGCAAACCCAATTACGGGACCCGCCAGGAAGTACAGTGTCGGATTATCGATGCCACGCTTGACCTGGGGACACCAACACGAAAAACCAGAAAGGTGGGACGGGGATGAGTTTCAGTAGCACGAGCAGGGACGCCCTGCACGATCTGATACGTGAAGGCAAGCCGCCGGTCATGAAACCGAACGGGGACGGGCCGCACAACTCATTTTACTATGTGCCCGTCCACGAGGGTTACCACAGGTGGTATTGGGACAGGCACAAACAAGTGCGCAACGACGACGGTTCCGTAACGATTGTAAAAAGGGAGACGCTGCAATGATTGCCAGACATGAAATGAAAACCGTATCCGTGGACTTCGGCCTTGTGGTCGACTTCCAGGTGCCCAAGCAAATCAAAACCGAGCGATTTCTACAAGCTGTCTATGATGCTGTAGGTGGACTTGGGCACCCGGAGTACCTCGCCAGCATGCAAGCAGATTTTGCCTGGAGGGCAGGGAGAACGATCGCCGAGCAGGTCCAAAAGAATACAGCCTGGGACGTGAAATTTGGCGGAAGTTTCGAGACGGAAGTGAGGGAGGCAGAATGAGGGGACCGAAAAATCTGCAAGTGAGAATGACGAAGTCACTTGCCCTGGCTATCACTGGTGGACTAGGGAACCCCTCGAAAATGCCAGGCTGTGCATGGGGAATCCCCGCTAGCACCTGCCAGCTGGGAGGGCTGCTAAAGAAACAGCACGGGACACAATGTGCAGAGTGTTACGCGGATCGTGGTCGGTACCGTTTCCAAAACGTGCAAGACCGATTGTGGACCTCGCTTGAACTGTTCCGGCTTTACGATGAGTCAGGGAGAACAGACCTGTGGGTTGAGGCAATGGTTTTTCTGATTGTCGAGTCCGGAGAGGTGTGGTTTCGCTGGTTTCATTCTGGGGACCTCCAATCTAAGGAAATGGCCCTTGCGATTTTCGAGGTGTGCCGGTTGACTCCCAAAGTCAAGCACTGGATGCCAACACGCGAGCGCCGCCACATCAACGCAGCAACCAACGAGTGCCAAGACGTCCCCGGTAATCTCACAATCCGCTGGTCCGGTTCAATGGTAGACGGGACCCCTCCAAGCTGGGCACGGAATTGTAGCGTCCTGAGTAGTGGACCCCGGAGGCATGGGAGACGATGCCCGGCGCATATGCAAGGCAACGCATGCGGTGACTGTCGTATGTGCTGGGATCAGCGTGTTACCGTTATCGAATACGAAATGAACAACGTAAAATAGAAGGGACGGACTCCCAATGAGCGGTACCGCTGTGGCCTTTTGTGTTGTTGCTGTTTCTGTGCTACTTTGTTTGATAATTGACTTGATATCGGGGGAGAATTAACTACAATCCTGGGGAGTGGGGACCCCTGTGGTTGTGGCCTGTGACCTTGCGGTGCTACCCCCAGTAATTTCAACCAGCAGGCCAACGAAAAGGTATCACGATGGAAACGCCAAGATTGAACTTAATGTTGCACTGCGGAGCCTCGGCAGTCGAGACCCAGGAACTTGACAGGGTGGAACTGCCGCCAATCAAGAGAAACAGCCAGGGACACATCACCTTTCAACCCGTGTCCCATGAAACCGTCCGCGTCCGAATTAAGGAGGCACTCACCAGTTCTCTTGATGACCAACTTGCGGTCGTTGCCGAGGCGCAGGGCATGACTCACGATGGGCAACGTGCCTTTGGAATGATGCAGGTTCACCACCCTAGTATCAACGACACCCAACGCAAGCCGGGGACCTTCACCCAGGAGGTACAGAGGTCGGGGCTGGTGATTGGCTGGAGAAACAGCCACGACCAATCATTCGCCAGTGCCGTGGCAATGGGGGCTGGTGTCTTTGTTTGCGACAATCTCTCGTTCTGCGGTGAAGTCAAGGTGTCACGTCGGCACACGCGACACATCGTCCGCGATTTGCCAGAGGTGATTGCCAGGGCAGTCGGACGGCTGCTCGCGGTCAATCATCGACAACAGGAATTCTTCAACCAGCTGGAGCGATTCCCGATTCACCGTCCACTGGTCAACGACACCCTGGTCGAGGCAATGCGAACGAAGGCTATTCCCAACGCATCGATCCCCAAGGTGCTTGCCGAGTATGAATCGGAAAAGCATAAGGAAATGCACGGGACCAAGAGCGCGTGGTCGCTGTTTAACGCTTTTACTGAGGTTAGCAAGAACGACACCCCGACGCTGGCAATGAAACGGACGCAGCGGTTGCACGGGGTGTTCGGCAAGTTGCTGTCGCGTGCCAGTGACCTGCACCCCAGTATAGCTGGCTAGAGGTGAGTCCAACAGCCCCCCTGGATGGTCTTGAAATGCCCATCCAGGGGGTTTTCTAACGCCAAGAGGAGAAGGCAATGAGTGATCCAGGTTGGGAAGGCGCAGAGGAAATCTGCGATAGCAACCATCAACCGCCAACCACGCAGGATGATATCGAAACGATACTCATCCCTACAGACTACATATGGATGCTTGCCGAGATTGGCAACATAGCACCAGGAAAGTCCGAGTGTTCCGGTGGATCAAATACAATTGGTTTTAGCGCGACATGGTTTGTCGAGAGGGACGGACTTACCCGAGGCCAGTGGGACGAGGTATGTTTCCTCACCTACCAGGAGGACAAGATCACCGCAGGTTTCAACAATCGATTCATCGACAAATACCGAACCGAGTATTTTGCGATCCTTGGGATAACAAACCAGTATCTGAGCGAGGTGGAGTGGATTGACTACGCGGAACCGAAGGTGTTGAAAAACTCGCACCTACCACTGACAAAAGGCGAGGGGGGATGCTAATGCAAGTCCATCTGTCACGATTGCCGCTGGGAGCGGAGTTCTCAGTGGCCGACGAGAGATACGTTTTAGTTGACTGGAACGTGTGCAGTGCCACCGTGAAGGTCCAAAAGAGACCGAAACTAATCAGCATCACAGACCGACAAGGAAACGATCGGGAATTCTTTGCACAACAGGGATCAATTACGAGAATAGCAGCTGACATTGAGGTCCAGGTCGACAGTGACACGCAGCTGCTCAGGTTTTCAAGGGAGGTGTCTTGATGAGTTACGAATATTGCGATCATGAATTAATCGACAGAGTTTCCCCCGCTGGAGACGACTTCGTGTCCTGCAACAAGTGCGGCAGACATATTGTCAGGGCGGGCGATGCGCCTTTCGACTACCCAGGCTGCGAAGAGGAGGACGAGTGATGATAAACTCTACCATGATCAGATATTGGAACACGCAAATCACCCGCTGCACGGCAATCCGCCAACTCCTGCGAGGCCAGCGGTCCAGACTCAAGGTGACGGTCAGTTTCAATGGATCAACCAACTACTTCGAACCAACCGCCGCCGCAACTGGCAGATTACAGGTCAGCATCATGAAGGGTGCTGCTGCCGAGGCTCGCATCATCATCGCTGGACTGGAAAAGGAAGGAATCGAACTGGGCGCAAGCCAGCGTCCATCAGAGGATACCCTACGCCGGGTCGAATCGATGGAGTTGCCCGCCTAGCCCATGTAGCGGGTAGCGTGACCAGCCCTCAGTAATTCGTCGTTCACACACACGAATTGCTGAGGGCCTTTTTCTAGCCACAACTCGCACAACCATCTGCCCCACTTCCCCTTCTTGCGTCCCTTGTGCGTCTTGAGAAGCACCTCGCCATCCTCAGGCAGCATCTCCCTGACAAAGTCCCTTGCGGCACGACCAGCTGCCCTGGTGGCACCTCTGATCTCAGGAGTATCAACCCCCAACAACCTCAGCTTCTGGCGGTGCAAGTACACGCCAAATCCGAGCGAGACCGTCGCCGTCGCGCTGTCGCCATCGTATACGTCCTCGGGGAGGATGATCGCACGGTAGCCAAACCTATGGGGTTTTGTCCTGGACACGTCGGATTCCTTTCACGACTGGCTCCCCGTCAACACTCATGATCTCTAGCTCCCACTCCTGGGACTGACGCACCTGCGACTCAATAGCCGGGGAGTACACTGGTGGAGTGACTGCTGTTTCTGGTTTCAACTGAAACAGACCGCTGGCAGCACCAAGACCACCAGCAGCCAGCCCTGCCATGGCAATGCCCTTCCAAAAACCGCCGTTGTCCACGACATTGACCGCTCCATTGCTCGGATACGTCCCGACATCCAGTTCTCCAAGACCAGCGTCCTTAGCCATGATTTTCCTCCTGATCTTGAGCCGCTGGGCAATGTCATGCGCCCAGATATTAGCCACAAGCCCCTTATTCCTCGCCTTCGAGCGGTACACTTCCCCGGCTGGACTGTCCATCAGTTAACTCCTCGATGAACTCTCTGTCGAGAGCCATTAGATCCTGCATTGCCCTTTCCTGCGTTTCACCCAGTCGCAGGGCGAGCGCGACCGCCTCAAGAAGCAAGCCGCGCTCGTCCAAGTCGACCAGACGAGCCGCCTCCGCACGCTGCTCAGGGGTTGTCAGCATCAGGAACCTGGCGAGCTGATAGGTGCCTCACGCATCAGAAGCTGACGAGCAGCCGCCGACTCCATGACATCCGGTTCCGACAGGTTCTTGGTGAACACCCGGTCGATCAGCACCAGCGTGGTCTGAGAGGCATCACTCGCCCGACCGATTCGCTCACCAGCCGCCGCTTCCAACAGGCTCTGAAGATCCACTGCACTTGCCATAATTCTACTCCTTCACCGGACGCAGTCTGATACGGATTGTTGCCCGGAAGTTGCTGCGCCAATGCTCCAGGGACTCCAGCCTCGACGAGAAGCCGGATATATCAGCAGCCGTCCCTGGCTCACCATCTCTGCCATCACGACCAGCCGGGCCAGCAGGCCCAGGTGGACCGGTAACCGGTTTGATCGACTCTAATTCTTTCAACCTGCGTTTCAATTCCAGGATCTCACGGGTCCTGTCCTTGTCACCCCAGTCTGCCCCCTCCACACGGGGGCCAAACGCCTTGTACTCCTTCAGAAAAGCAACCAGCTGCGTGTGGCTGGCAGCAAACAGTTCTTTGTCATCCTTACCGTGACTGGCAACCCCCACCAGTACCCCACCAGCATACACCCCCGCCCCAGAATCTCCATTGCGATATTTACCACCGACCACCTTGTAACCACGACGCATAAGCAGACGCTTATTCGACGAGTCGGTGATTTCCTGGGAACCCATGGCTTTCAGATGCTTGTGGCCATGCCTGCCATACGCGGTAATTACACCACTAGGTGGCGATTTTTCTGGCACAACGGCCAACGATTGGCCACTGCTGGGGATCTTGAACAGTGCAAGGTCGGCCTCTTTATCGAGAGCCACCCAGGAACCCCTGACCCTGCGTCCATCTTGAAGAACGATGTAAACCACATCGCCAATAGCACCGGCACAGTGGGCTGCGCTGACCCCGAACGTGGAACTGAGGTCCCGGTGGACGAGCGTACCACTGCATCCACCAACATCAACTGCACCCCGGGGGAGGCTTTGGGAGGGTACAGCTGAACACAGGATCAGAGCCAGCGCAGACACCATGAGCCGCATGACGACTACTCCTTTTTCTTGGATGCGGACTGAAAGACTTTACGACCAGCCTCAAATCCGCACGCCAGGATCAACAACTCCACGATCGTCAAAACTTCTCCCTTGTCGAAGTTTGTAGAGTTCAGATACAGGAACGTCGTCAACCCAGCAAACATCACAACCAGCCGAATAATGCCCCAGAAAGGGTGGTTTCCATTGATATCCACAAGCAACCTCCTTGTTATAATCGCCCTGGCCCACCTCATCATGGATGACTTTCCGGGGACGGATCCCCGGGTGGGTCACCCACCACGACAATCTCCACGCGGGGATCATCCTTGTCAACAGTGACCTCAGGCATCTGCGGGCGGAATCCATAATCATCAACGCCCAGGGCCGCTGCTATTCCATCATAGGCATATTTCAGCATCGCGGCCATGTTATCCCGATCGCGACGACGCTTGTCCTTATAGAAGAATGTCGCCTGTAGCCGGGCATTCGACCAGTCAATATCCCCTCGCCTCCGACTCACAAGCTCAGTGAAACAAGCCACCCGACACGCTTCGCGGTACTTCTTGGAGTGTTTATGACGGGTGCGCCAGTGGCAGCGTGAATTAGGACTCAGCTGCCTCGGAGGGAGGGGACAAACTACGGTGATCTGGGCAGTCACTCGGGTGCCCCCTCTGGCTCCGGAGTGTCATCCATGAACGGCTTGGACCGCTCGACTACTGCCTGCCGTGTCCCTTCTTGGAAACTCGCAAGGATGTCGGTCCTGGTAAATGGATGTGCCCCTGTCGCGTCCATCATGCTTATAAACGCTTCTGCCACACCTTTCTCCACGGACAGCAGCAGGTCGCCTCGCGGAGAATCGTAGTGTGAATTCACAAGCAGCCCGGCAAATGCATCAAACACGCCCTGCTTGATAGCGTCATGCACCTCGTCGGTACTCAGATCTCCAATGCCAGTGTCGCTCATCTTTTCTCCTCCTGTTGTGGGTGCCTCAGCAAACCTCAGCTGATCCATGCGGTAATCCTCCTCAAGATAACCGCCATCATGCGGGTAGTCCCTGTCGTCGCTACTTGGTCTCGGTATCGGCATCGATCGGTTTCCTTGCAATGGTCAGGGTGTATCGCAACTTCTTAGCCGCGAGCAGTGCGGCCATCCCCACACAAGCCAGCCCGTGCAGCTGCTTCCTCAGCGGGATGCAATTGGTCCCGTCACGGTAGATGGCACGTCCAGCGGAGTCAAAGATCGACTCGGCCACGTTGGGGGTGAAGTCAAGCTCCTGCTCCACCTCGAATCCCGCGACGATCAGTTCATCCATCAACGGAACCTCGTACAGGTCCGGGACGTGGAACCCAGCACGCACGTCATCGTACAGGTCCTTGAGCGTCTTCTCCATCACAGGCCCCGGCCCGTAATCGTCCTCAGGCGGGTCACCATCCAGCATGGCATCCAGCACGAGGAACAATCCGCCAGGCATCAGTGATTTCTTCACGTTTGCCAGGACAGCTTGCCGATCCCAAGACTGGCACAGGCTCTCGACCGCGTAGACCGCGTCGAGAGGGAAAAAATTCATCTCGTCATCATGATAGTCAAGCACCCGCACAGATGGGACGTACCCACGGTGCAACCACTGGGCCACCCTCTGCTCTTTCTCGGAAGAGCAGATGCCAATCAGATCGCAATCGGGGTGATGCTCTCGAAGGAAAGCCATCGTCCCGGCAACCCCGCACCCCAGATCCAACACTCTCCACGTTTTGTTCGTCGGCGGTCCCATCTCTCGGACCAGGGTGTTACCGATGAGCCGGTTGGTGTTGAGCTTGGGCTTGGTGCTCATCCCGTCGATGTGCAGCCCGTAGTGGACGCACCCGTCTGACGCCCCGTTCTCCAGCCTCGACAGCCACACGTCCTCGTAGTAGGTCGCCACCTCCCTCAGATTTTCCTTGTTCATGCCTTCTCCTTTAGCAGTTTCTCGATTTCCGGGATCGCTTCCTCGTAAGCCCTGCTCACGCAGGTGAAGAACTTATCCAGGTCCATGTCCAGTCCGAAGTTGCCCATCTCGGACAGCCGCTTCAGCTGGGTTATCACTCGGTACTTGCACGCATTCCTCTTGAGCTTCTCGATGATGGCCGGGACTGGCTTCTCGGGACTCTTCCACTCGATCGATAGGGCTTTGAGGAGCCACTTCTGGAGGTAGTGGTAGTCCTTGACCTTTCCACCACCCCCGTGCTGCAACTCCGAGACGATCGACTGTATTTCCGGGTCCGACCAGTCATGCGGGTCAACCTTGTTCCGCCACTGCTTGCTTCCCAGCATCACCCCCAGGGCTACCAGTTCCAGTGCCACCGATGGTGACATCATCTGCTCCTCGTGACCTCCTTGCCTCTTCTGAGATGACGACATCGTGCAACCTTGTTAGCAGCTTGACGGAAACTGGCTCCTGCTTCCTGAAGATCCGAGACATGTGGTACTTGTTCACGCCCACTCGCTCAGCCATGTACGTCTGGGTCCATCCAAACGCTTCCTTCACCTCAACGAGTATCTGGTGCCCATGCTCCGAGGCATCCGTCCTGGCTCGTTCCATGAGATGGTACGAGTTTGCCAGACGCTCCAGGCACCACATTGCCTCGTTCGGCATCTCTTTAGTGCTCATAGCATTCCTTTCTCCAACGGTTCCGCCATCCCCGCGACTTGTTTATCGACGCTCGCAGACTCGGCAATTCCTCGCGTCGTTGTAGAACCAAAGGGAGGGTATTTCCCAGCGAGCCATCGGTAAGGCATCGCCAGTCCCTCGCTTTGGACAGGGGTCAGATCGCACTACACAGAACAAGTTGTCCCCCGGGGACCTGATCCCGGGCCGGTCTCTATCTCTTTTTGTTTAGGTCATCCAGCGGTTCCCCTGTCCACAAATCCAAACCTTGCGTCTCCCGGTCCCGCATGAGTGCAATCCACTCCTCGTGACCTGGAACCTTTTCCTTGCTATGCGAGGTTCCCTCTGGCGGTGTATTGAGCAGGCGGCTCACTCCACCAACGGGTGTCCTGTAATTCGCCATCACGTTTTGCATCAGAGGAATCACCTCCTGATGCCCTCTCCAATTCTTGCCCATCGTTACCTCCTTGTTGGCACGCCAAACACAGCTTTTCCACGCTGTGCCGTTCAAAGTCAGCATAACACGACTGGCAGATTCCCATTAGATGTGCGTCCAGTTGTTTTTCGCTAGCCGATCAATCATCCCGCTCGCCTGCTGCCTGGACAACTCCTTGGTATCGACACCGTACTTCTTCAAGAGGCGGCACTGCTTGTAGCTGGCCCCACCCTCCTTGGAGCGTCCAATCAGGGAGTCCATCAGGGTACTTGCCCCGTGGAAGGTGAGGTCCTCGATCTTGTGCCACTCGACCCCGAACTTTGCGAGTGCTTCTTTTTGCTTATGGGTCGGCAAGCGACCCTTGTGCCATCCTGGTTCACGAGATGGAACAACGTCGAGGATTCCGAAGGGGTCGGCTCGCCTCGCGTCATATCTGACAGACGTTGCCACAATTTTCCTACGCTCTTCCAGAAGTGTCGCATGCTTGACCTCCGCTTCTTCAAGTGCCCTCATCACATCGCCACCAGACTTCTCCAACTCCTCCTTCGCCAGATCGACCACCTCGTCCGGGTACTTACCACCCAGGATGTCTGTGCTCGTGATCAGACGATGCCTGCTGTTCCCGACGAAGTCCAGGATCTTGATGTTAGGCTTAGGGCTAGCCGCTATTGCGGCCTTTCTCTCATCAGGTGTCTCAAGCCTCCAGCCCTCCCCCTCGATCACCCCTGGCAGGACCCTCGTCCCCCTCCCGCACATCTGGGCCACCAGACTACGGCTCTTGGATGGTCTACCCATGCTCAACGTCCTGACCTGGGGGCAATCATACCCCTCGGTCAGACAACCCACGTTGACCGCGTATTGGTAGAACCCGTCCGCAAAACGCTGCAGTGCCCTCCTCCGCGACTGCTTATCCCTTGAGTTCACAACGTGCTGGTAGTTCTCACTGGCTGGGACCTTGGACACTAGGCAGAACGCACGACCGTCCATCTTGCGGTTGAAGATCTCAGCCAACCGGGAAGCCTGCTGGATTCCAGAAGCAAACACCATGCACTGGTCGTCTCCAGCCAGATCCATCGTTGGAGCAGCCACCTTGTGCAACACAACCTCTCGTGTCATCTCAGACTGCAGGGCCTTCCCCTGAAAGTCACCACCCGTCACCTTGATGTCATTGAACTGGATGTCATCGACGGTGATGATCTCCTGCTGAATCGGAACCAGCCATCCGTCACCAATAGCAGAGGGTCCACCAGCTGGGTCCATCAGCGGGTAATCAAACGCCACGGTCTCGAATGTCTGGCCCAGTGCCTGCTCGTCCGTTCGGTCTGGAGTGGCCGTGGCACCAAGCACCCGCAGATCCGGGTTCACACTGAAGTAGTCCAGGATGCGTTGGTACGTCTTGTTGTTCCTGACCGCGTGATGAGCCTCATCGATGATGATCAGCCCCACCTCCATTGGGTCGGGGAACGCGCGTTTGATCCGCTTCTCCCGGTACAGGCTATCCTTTGAAGCAAAAGTCATCTTGCTTCTTGCGTGGCTCGACCGGCGGAACTCGCCCATCTCGATCTCGCCGTGCTCGCCAGTCTTCTGGTGCCACCTCTCCCAAGGTTGCCAGACCAACTCCTCTCGATGAGCCAGGACAAGCACCTTGCCCTGTGGCCACTGGTCAGCGATCTCCAGAAACGTCTGGGTCTTCCCTGTCCCGGTAGGCATTACCATCAATGCCGACATGAAATTATTCAATGCCGAGATCGCATCAACAGAACACTTTATCTGGAAATCACGCAGGTAATTCACTTGTCACTCCTCAGTCCCTCGGGAAGTGCGTTGTACTGATCGCGATGCATCCACCCCAGGTGGTCGCACCCATCGCAACCTTTACCCTTACAGATGGGACAGACTGCATGCGGCTTGGCGGCAATCAGTGCATTTGACACGTTGGTGCAGTCTGCCTCGACTGCCCGTAGGGGGATGAGTTCGCCCCCCTCGGACTCTGAAATCACCCTTATAGAAGCCTTGATCTCGCCAGCCTTGTAGATCAGACCCCTCATGGCCCGTGCCACGTCAAAGGTAGCCTTCAGTTCATCGGGGACGGGGTTGTCCAGTCCATCAACAGTACCTCGCCTGTCCCTTTGGACAGCCTTGTGCCCCTTGGAGACACTGCGGTTCAGCTTGGACCTCAAGTCTTCCGCCTTGGCGTCGTCGCCACTGACTTCCGCCTCATCGATAGCCTCGATAACAGCCTGGGCCTTTTCAGCAGTGCGGTAGTCCATCCCAACCGCCTGTGCGGCAATCGTCTTAGCCTTGCCCTTCTTGTCTGTTTCTTTCAGTTTTTCATGGTGCAGCTTTTTCCGTTCCAAGGAAAGGCGTTGCTCAACCTCAAGAAGCATCGAGTACTCACGAGCACGCTGCTCGTTCGTTTTGTCCCGCTGGCGGTTGGACAGGATGAGCATGCGGACTGCAGAATTGTCGTCCTTCACCTCATCCTGCATGATGACAGGAACTTCCTTCATCTTCAGCATCCTCGCCGCGTTCATACGGCGGTGGCCCGAGATGACCACGGACTTACCGTTGTCGTCCCATGCCAGCACAGGCTCAAGGACACCAAGGGACTTGATTGACTCCAGGAACTCGTCATCAGGAGCGTCCCGGTAAATCTTTTGATTGAACTCGTGAGCCTGAAGCTCAAACGGGTCCATGAAAATCACATCATGCGTCATGCTATCCACTCTCTTTCAATTGCTGATACCAGATCGATAATCTTTTTGGCCATCAAGGGGGTGCAGCAGTCCAAAAGACTTCTTGCCTCAGAAATCGCCCCGGCTCCGATGGCCATTTCCATAGCCTCTACAAAGTTATCCCCAGCCTCCTCCATCGCAACCTGCTCGCTGTGCTCCCTCCTCTCCTTGTTCATCTGGATCGCACGCCTGGACTGAGCCTTGCGTCGTTCTTCCGTCCAGCCTGCAGCCCCCCGCTCCTTTGCGGGTGTTGGCTTTTTCTTGGAGTTGTACGATGGGTCATGCGCCAACTCCAAGGCATGGTCAGCCAAAGCCCTGACTATCTGCCTCACCGTGTAACGCCCTACTCCATCCACCCTCTGCAGCTGACTCGGAGTCGTGTTGCACAGCTGGGCAACAGTATGAACCCCAAGCGACCAGCAGGCTTTCTTTGACCTCTTGTCCAGGCGAAGATCATCCAGTGTCAGGACGTGCATCGCCCTGTTCTCCTCCTTTTCTGGAGGCTCTTCCTTTTTCTCAGGCTCCTCAATCCCCTGGGCGTTGTAATTCTTTAACACTTGTCGCCTGTGCCGAAGCTCGTCCTCACGTTTCTGCAGTTCTGTACCACTCATATCTCTTCACCCTCCTCCAATGCTGCCACGAGCATCTCGCCAATCGGGATGCCCTTTTTCACGTTAACCTGTACGAGTTCAAGAGTTGCGTCAACCAGTGCATCCGACTCTCGGATCTCGCCAATGGACGACTTTGTCCCGTCCCACAGCCACTCAACCACCTTGTTCGCCTCGTCTGGACCCTTGCACCCAGCCTCCATAAGCACTGAGTTGAGCTTGTCCACTGGTCGAGGCTCCTCCTCCACTGCCGACTGCTTTGCCACTTCCCGGGCAGGGGAGCCACTAGGGCTAGTGTTATTAGGCAAAGCCCAATGCGGCAGCTTCGGAGGAAGCCAAAAGAACCACTTGTCTCCACCGGGACCCTGGCACTTTGCCCGCTTGGCCCCGGGCATCTTGTTGTCGCTCACCTCAGCCCACCCCTCTTCAAGATCGTAAAGGTATCGACCGATCCCCCACTGACAGGCTGCTCGCTTCATGGAGTCGGACAATGCAGACTTTACAGCCTCGATATCACGGGCTTCTGCACCGTCCCACTTGGTGACCCACTCCTCCTTGTAACCCTCGCCATCAGTGTTCAAGCATCGAATGGACAGGCCGCAGATCACGCCACCGCTGGGACCCGCCTTGTACCTGTTCTTCCACATGCTGGGACCCAGGACATCATCCAGCCTCTGTTGAATCGCTCGGTTCGTCACATACGCCAGACACAGTGCCCAGACGTTCCCGTCCTTCTTACACCCGCTCCGACCGATACGCCACTCGACCTCTTTCGGCTGAAACGGCTCCTGAAGCAACCTCAGATGCTCCTGCTGGCTCTTCAAATTCTCCCTCATGATCTTGCCTTTCCTGTTCCATAGTGACGAGCAGCAACTCGTCTACCTGATCCGAAGCGATGTGCTCTTCACTAGTTCGCATCCCGGGATCAACTCCCCTTCCTTCAAGGAATTAAGAATCTCGGACTTGAGAACCTTGACGTCCATCTCCAGGTATCTCGTGGGGATCTGCTCCTGATCAACGATTTCCACCCTGCCTGGGGTCTCCTGAACACGCACCGTGAACAGGTCGTCCTTCACCAAGTCCATCTCCATCCCGACCATTTGGTCGTGGACATAGCCCTTCAGCCAATCCCGCTTGTTCTTGAATGACTTCTGCTTCCCTTTCAGCCGATCGATCTCAGCACCCACTGCATCCACCGAGGAGTCCAACTCCTTGATGATCTTCACACAGTTGACCACCTTTTCCTTGAAGCTGCCGCCAAGGTGCTTGAGTTCCTCCAGCAACTCATGGCTGAGACCCCCCTCCTCAGTAGCCAACCGAACCAGATTGTCTAGCTTTTCCGGGTATTCATACAACTTCATCGAGTTCTGCCTCCTCACGGGTCAACTCGTAACGCAAAATCTTCACGTTGTCAGGGGCGTCGACTCCCAGTCGGACGAAGTTGCTTCGCAACTCCAAGATCGTTACCGTGATGTCGCCATCGATATCGATCTTCTCTCCCTCTTTCCTGCTTAGCACCAGCATTGCCTTCTCCTTAATTGCTGTGTGTTGCACGACTACTATAGCAGCTGCCAACAGCATGGCAACCGCAAAATGTAGTAGGTCACACAGTGGAGGCATACCACTGGTAGCAGTTGTGGGCCTAAATCTGCTTAGTACATTTTGTGCTAAGCTACTGGCTGTAGATGCCCTTGGCTCGCCGGTATCTGCGGAGTCCTTCTCGCATCTTTTCGCTGGAGGCGTTTTCGATCCCTGGGATACCGCGTATGAGCAGGTTGCGTGCTGCTTCTTTTTGCTTGAAGAGTTGCTTCCTGATCTCTTCAGCCTCTTCAATGTCTCCCTCCAGATAGGCCCGGTTCATCAGCATTGTGTCCCGCTCTCTCTCCCTGAGGGCACGCTCCATCTGGAATGGCTCGCGGTTCATCATCATCGTCTCGACATTACTGACCGCGAGGTCGGCCAGTTCGGAAATCTTCTTGGTGATGGCCCTTCTTTTCTTTTCGTCTTTTGTCATTGCGCGGATGTGAAACATCAGGCTCATTGCCTTGGTTGCGTCTGTCAGCAGCAGCCTCTCGTGCCTTTGTGCTGATGTCTCGGGGTTTTCATCTGAACCTGATCGCATAAACGCCTGTGCGTGAAGAGCGTAAAGTTTGTCCACGGGCTGAGGTCGAGTACCCAGTTTCCCGCCAGTCCTGAACACTCTCCCTAGCAGTGGCCAGTCGCTTGCCGATTGGTACTTCCTCTTGGTAAACAACTCGTCCAGTGACTGTGCAGACAGCAGTAGGTCTCGCAGTCCCGGGCCAGCAACAGATGTTGCGATGTGGTCGATCTGCTGTGGTGACTGCTCGAATATGCGTCCCAGCCACTTTGCTGCTGTTGTTGTGTACTCGTTGAATTGCTCGTGCCTGGGCCTTGCGTCTGCTCGGCCCGTTGCCTGGAACCGTGGAGACACGATAGGCGTGTTCCAATAGCTCTTGGTGTTGAGTCCGATCTCCTGGGCTGTCTTTGCGAGGACTCCAGCTGCATTGGTTGGTGCCCATGTCATTCCAGTCGGACCCTCTCGCAGCGGGAGGTCGACTGGACTGTGGTTCTCGGCCATGGATAGTGCGAATTCACCAAGCTGCTCCCAGTTGATGATTTCATCCGGCTCAGTCCTGTAGGCTGCATCGGCAAGGGCGATGGCCACCCCGGCGAACAGTTGCCCAGAGTCGTGAGACAGTGGGATCTGAACCACTTCCTCCACCCCGTTGACATCGACTGGGACGAAGAGGTAGAGGAACTTCCTCTGTATGTCCATCTTCTTCCACCAGTCCTCGTCCCGGTAGGTCGACCACATTCCCAGGGCAATGGTTGCCATGTGGGCACCTCTCCAAGCGTAAACCAGCGGCCTTCGCCTTGCTGCTCTTGCAGCTGAGCGTGGTCCCTGAATAGTTGCGTTGAAGAATGGTGTTATCTGGTTCCAGAAACGTGCAAAAGATCCAGCTGCTGTGAAGTCCACAGTCACCTGCTTGCCAGCCACCATAAGTTTCTGGGCAATCTCGGGTGTTAGCTCTTTGCTTGGGTCCCAGTTCAGGTCCCTCGCGACGTTCTTGATTTCAGTTATTCTTGCTGCCGATTCCGGGAACTGGATCAGGCGTCCAAGAAAATCAACAAACGTGTTCCAGTCCCTCCAAAGGTGCTGGGGTGTTTTCAGTGGCTCCTCTATGTACCGGACAAGCCGCCTGCCGATCCTCTTGGACTCCAGGGCGTCTCTCGCGGCTTGCTTCACAAGGTTGCTGCCCTGGCTCAAGGGGCGTGCCATTTCCCCACCAAGCCTCAACCAAAGGTCGCTGTAGCCTGACTTGTATCGACCCCCGGTTACTGCGGACAGCAACTCCTCGCCGTAAGTCCACATGTAGTCAATGAACAGAGGGAATGCGTACCGGCTTGAGATGGTGTTCAAGTACAGGGTCTGGAAGTCGCGAAGCGGGTTGGTGATAAGTCCAAAGCTGGCGCGGAACCCGACTGTCCCGGCCCGAAACGCCCGTGCGGGGGTTCTGAACGTGAGGTTGAACATTCCGTACAGCAGGGCGTTCTGTCGGAAGAAGCTCAGCCCGTCAGCACTCATGCTGGAAAGTGCGTTGTAGATACCGGCGTTCATCCTGTACCACTTGATCTGCTTCCCGACGCGAATAGGAATGATGGGCTTCCCATTCTTAGGGGTGATCGCGGCACCGAAAAATTGAATCATCTGGTTTTCAAAATCAATATCGTTGATTTCCAGCTTGTCCCCGCTACCTGACACCAGGAACACTTCTTCCCCTACTGACTTCAGGTTTCTGAGGTGTTTCATCACGCTCTTGGTCAGGCTCTCCAGCGACCGGACAGCCTTGAGTTCGTTTGTTCGGACCTCCTCAAAGATCAGGTTGCCGAAGCCAAATACGCCCTTACCTTCCTCGTCCAGGGAATGCTTGTTTCGCTGGACTTGCATGCTCATCGCGACCATGGTGTCGATCACCTTGCGATTGTGTGCGGCAAGGACCAGTCGCTCGGCGTTTGCAATCGATGTCTGTATCGGGTCGATGAACTGGCCACTTTGCGAGCCTCGCAATGCGTGAAGGACATCGGTGTAGTTTTCCGGTTGTACGCCAGTCATCTGCATGACGACTGAGTTCATCCTCCTTTGGTATCGCTGGAGCGGAACGTAGTCGCCCCGTGTTTCTTCACGCTTCCTGATGCTTCTCACCAGATCCGCCATGAACTTGTCCGCGCCCGCGACGTAACTCAGGACCCCGTCGTTCCAGTCGTAAACAATCTCGGCGGCAGCACCAAAATTGCTATGCTCCTCTTCCAGCTTATCGATGATGAACCCAGCAAGCTCGGGGGTCAGGGGTGTCTCCAGCGGTTTTTCTTTGTCCATCATCACTCTAAGGCTTCTGCGAGCCAGGAGGTAGATGGCAAAGTCCCAGTATTCCTTGGGGTTCAGGAGTTCTTGGACCTTGCGTAGTGCGGGAATCTGCTTTTTGTTCTGATCAAGCAGCGGGTTGCGATCGAAATTGATCATCCCCTCGTTGACCATGTATCGAACCACTGCTGAGTGCTGCAGCCTGAGTGCTGTTGCCCAGTAGTAGGGGGATTTACTTTGGTCTAGCTTTTCACCGGTCGTGTTTTCGTACTGCTTTTCAAACATCGCGAGCGGGTGAAGGGTGTCTACCAGACCCCTCATTATCGCATTTGGTGACATTGAAATAGCGTCTCGGAACCTGTCAAACCTTGCTTCAAATGATGCAGGGTCTACAGCCATGGCTCCCCTGGCCCACTTCAACGCACCCTGTTCCTGGAATCTTGTGACCATCGCGGACAGGACATCCAGTTCCCTGGCCGCTGCTTTGTGCTTGGACAGGACGTTGTTCTGCCACCACTCCAGCATGTTGGGGGCGACTTTATCCAGAAGTGCCCTGTTGGATATATAAATCCTGATGAACTCGGCAAACCCCTCGCCACGGTATCCGCCTGCCGGTTTTTTGTCGCCGTAAAGATTTTCTCCCAGGTTCTCTAGTTCTCGTATCGCTGAGGCACCGACCCGTGCTTCCGTCCAAAGCTGCTTTCTCACTTCACGGCCAAGCGAGTCCCGTGTGATTCCTGTTCCAAGCAGGAGTGTTTCGATCGCATGCCCGATTTCATGGAACGCAGTCATCGCGTTGTCTGCTTCCCTGACTTTGATCAACTGGTCAACGAACCAGTGAACACCCCGCACGTTTGGCCCTTTTTGTGCGATAGGGTCGCCCATGATCATGGGGTATTCGCGTGTGGCCCCCTTGTATCCGAACAGTCTCGGTAGCAATGCCAGTCGCCTGATGATCTTCCATGCCGCGAGTGGTCTCCCAGTGTTGGACTGAGGGTCTCGCAGATGCCACATCCTGTGTTGTGCCGGGACCGCCCCTGCCGGAACGTCCGTTTCTCCTCCAGGAAGCAACTGCCCCGGGTCGTCGCGGGTGTATCCAGCAGAATCCTCAGACTCATTCAGGTGGTGCTCGATCGCCTCTTTGATCGGCAGTTCCACCTCCGCGAAATGTGCAGTGCGGTCGATCGCAGCTTTTTCTTCGCTCCAACCGAGCGTTTGCTGTATGCCTTCCCAGTCCATCCGGGACATGAACACCTCCACCCTCTCCCCTTCCTCGTTGGTGAAGTCCGTGACCCATTTGAAAAACTTCTGAAGATTTTCAACCCCGCCTCTGTCTGCGTGTGCAGCTAGTGCAGCCTTGGAAAACTTCACGAGCCATATCGCAACATTCCCTTCGTTATGAAATTCCGCATGCTCGACATGGCCTGCCTCCTGCCCCTCAAACACAGACAGTCCGGATAGCTCCACGAGAGCCTCGGAGTCCGCTGTGCGAGTGAAGTGGCTTGCCAGTGACGCTGTGATGGGTGGCAACTCTTGCTCAAATTGCGTCACTTCCTCCCCGGAGTATTCATTAGCGTCCAGCAGTTCCATGGCCCTTTGCCGAACATCATCGCGACTGTGCTGGCTGGACGATTCGGCACCTTGCTGGAATGTGTACTCGATCCAAATCTGCAACCGAGCGATCGCCCTCTCTTCGACTGTGGTCGCCTCACCAAACGCATCGGGCATGCCCGCTGCGTCCAGGTAGTCTATTCGGGCCAATTGCTGGGCTATGTTTCGAGCGAGGCTCTCAAGTTCCCCTTCCTCGGATTGCTCAACGTGGCTTTGGCTCTCGACATCGGAAGCCTTCTCGCCCTTCTGCAGCTGGTCGGTCTCCTCCAGCACCTCGTTCATGTTGGATTCGTTGTCAAGTTCAGCAATCATCTGGGCGATTTCGATCATCGTCGCAACGTCGCTATCCCCGATCATGTCGTACCAGGAAGCGTCTTTGTCCTCCCGGAAATGCTCCATAACCTTCTCGGCAACCGGAGTGTGTCGTTCTACTTGGTCGGGGTGGTGTTCCGAGGCGAGCATCAAATATTGACCAATATATTGACGCAGTCTTTCGCGGTATATCTCGTCAAGCTCTTCAGCCTCGACCATCGGTCGTGTTTTTCTTTCCGCTTTCGCGACATTGTCCATCCCGATGACGAAAACTTGCGATTGTCCAAACAGCCTTCGGAGTTGCTTTACGTTCCCCTCGTAGTCCGGGTGCCCTTTTTTTGGCCAATAATCGGCTGCGGACGGGAAGTTGATAATGATTGCGTCGTGGCCGTTTGCGGTTGCGTATTCCCGCAGACCCAACCCCAGAGCTTCACTTTCTGCGTGTGTCCCAGGATCGACGAGATAGAGGTCCGAAGAAGCGACTTGTGCAGCAAGTCCCCTGAGTTGGTTGCCGGTTGTCACTACCAGCGGGTTCTCCAGCACGACTGTCGTCTCAGTGACATCCGGGCCAAACATTGCGGCATGGTTCGCATTTTGGGCGTAGTACCTTCCGTCGGAACCCAGTAGCGGCGAGGCTTCCCGGAATCCGTATGGCTGGTTTGGATTGACACGCCCTTTCCCGTGGTACACAAGGATCGAGACCTTTTCTCCCGTGTCCTCGCTTGTTATGTCCCACGCAACTCCATATCCGTCGTCAACAAAGACATTCTCTACCTTTACCTCGCGGGCATCCTCTTCCTTTGCCTCCTGCGTCGGGACCTGGGTCGCCTTCTCGGGTGCAGGCTTATCGATCTCCGGGGATTGCTGGTTTCCTGCCTCGCGTGGCCCGCCAAATACGGCACCAACTCGCTCCTTGATGTCGTATTTCCTAAGTGCTTCAGCAATGACTTTGGAGTGCGGATCTGTCGCGCTCGCAAACATTCCTTCAGCCTCCGATATCAGTGCCGATTTCACGCCTTTCATCTGCCCCCTGAAGACCCTCGGCTTGCCGCCTATTTGCAGAAGCAGGTCCAGCATCATCCTGCCAGCCGGGGAGATCTGATCCTTCGGGTCCACCTCCATCCCGGGGAGAACCGGTGACGCAAGGAACTCGTCAGCCAGCCCTACGGTATCTCGGTCTGGGTGAAGCCCAATCCAGACAGCAGCCTCGGCTAACGCTGGCCCTATGTCGGCTGAAGGTACGGCACGCTGTATAGCCAGCACTTCTGTCACAGCACCCTGCAGAGCCTTTTTCAGGTACTTTGCATTGTCACCGATGCTTTCAATAGAATCGACATCGAAAGCCTGCAGGACAAACATATTCTCAATAAGTTCCTGACCGGCGATGGTCAGGTGTCCATTCTCGAAGTAGCTTTCAACAGATGCGGGGTTCAAGGCGTTCTTTACTCTTTGTAAAAACTCTTTCCCAGCCTTGTTTGAAAGCATTTTGACGAGCGTGTCGCCAGAGTCCCACGGGAGCGCGTTGACCAGACCTTCTTCACCAACAAGGTAAGACAGACTTGCGGCAGTCCTTACTGGGGTCTCGGAGTACGTCGCAGATTGATTGCCCGCTCTTGCAAAATCGTGCGCTTTCTCTTTTGTCGGGTCCATTTCCACGACACGAACCAGCACCGGCTGTTTCATCGCGTCGATGTCAGACTCCTTGAGTCCAAACGTACTCGCATTCTGTCGCAGGGAATTGGTGTACCAGTCCCCGTAGGCCAGCTGGAGAGCCATCACGCGACCGTTCCCGTTGATGACAACCCCTCCCGGGGAAACCGAGGAGGGGCCACTGGTTGCGTCCGGGTGCAGGCTTATGAAGTATGCAGCGATTTTCTCGTTGGCTTGATCCTCGACCTTGTTTACGTCGTAACCTGCTTCATGTGCACGAGGCTGGAGGTTCGCTGGGTAGTTGCCTTCCGGTGTTGCCACAATGCCTGGGCCGACCCTCTTGACCTTGTGGCTGGCCGTGATGTCACTCAACTCCATAAGGGCGTATGTGGCATCGACGTTGTCGGAGCCTGGAACGACGATCGTCGTCGCACTGCCCTTGATCATCTCCCGGGCTGGCTCTTCCGCCTCGGGGGCTTGACCCAGTGCCTCATCGTAAAGAGTATCTTGGCCAGCATCCCTGGGATTCAGAACTGGTGGAGCCTCTCTCTGCCCTGGGGCCAGATCCTTGACTCGCGAGCCGAAACTAAATAGCAGGTCGACGGGAACCTCGATATCACCATATTCCCTAAACATCGCCAGTGCACGACCCCTGCCCTCATGCCCGCTGACTTGCATTGGCACCAGTGGTTTGCCGTCCTCGTCCTCAACATCAACAGTTAGCCAGGGAGGGGCAACCGCTTCCCCGGAAGCAATCCGCTTGCGGATAGCCTCGACATTTTCTAGGTTGATCCGCGCTGGCAACAGTTTCATGAGGTCCGAGAGCATCATCGTTGTGCTGATGCCTTTGCCGGTTTCCCCACGGTGCATCTCTAGTTGGTTGGCTTGGTCTGGCACATAACCAAATCCCCCGCGATCAAAAACCGGACCTTCCGCCGCCTCGGGGGCTGGGGTGGGCTTTCTGACCATCCAGTCGGCCACGTCTTTCTCGAAGCCAAACCGCTCGTAAAGCTGGCGAAGTTTCTTTTTCGGAATCTTTCCCCAATTGGTGTCCAATGGCACGGCATGCAGGCCCAGCGTCACCTGAAACTCGTCGGCCAGTGTTGCCAACGATGCCACGATGTCGCTGCCCATCCCCGTTTTGAACTTGCCTTCAAGTGCCAAAATTTGATCGACGGTGACGCTGTTCTCGTCAGCACCCTTAAGCAACCTCACGACGAATGTTACTTTTTCGCCATCACGTTCTGTCGTAATCAATCTTGCGTTGGGATCGTCTGGATGATCCATTCCCGCCTTATTGAATTGCTTAAGGAACTTGTCGCTCGGACCTTCCGCCGCCTCGGGGGCTGGGGCTGCTTCAGTCTCGCCCGTTATCCCAAGCTCCCCTGCGACTGAAGTAGACGACTGCTGGGCCTTGTGTATCTGTTTGGCCATGTCGAGGCCGGGGATCTGGTTTTCCTCCCGTTCGTAAGCCCCCATCACCTTTTCAGTAAGGCTTCTCGCCTCGGGTCCCGCCTCGGCAACGTCAAGGAAGTCTGCAATTGCCCTGGGGTTGAAGGACAATGGAAGCTGCAGTTTCCCGTCGCTTAGGGACGGAAGATCATTAGGGGAGTATCCTCGGTTTGCGTACCACTGAGGGTGCTGCTGGTAAAGTGCGGAATTGACGACTGCTTGCGCTGCCGTTAGGGCTTGGCCTTCTAGGGGAACCTCTTCCAGCCACTGCTTTTCCGATACCACTTCGTCACGAGGCCCAGCAGTTTGAAGAAAATCCCTTGCATCATTTAGCAGAGAAGCAGCGTCTGTGTACTCTTTACCGCGAGCAAACAGCCTGATGTAGTCCTCAAGTCCAGGGTCCCCTTCCGCTTGCCCTAACGCCTCGTTGATAATTGCTTCAGCGGTTTTCGCCCCGGGTGCGGCAGCAGGAGCCGCCGGTGCAGGTGCAGGAGTGGCGGCAGGGGCTGGTGCCGGGGTGGCTGCAGGGGCCGCTGGTGCTGGAGCAGGGGCCGCTGGTGCTGGGGCTGGCTTGCGACCTATTTTGGTTCGTCCTTCTATAGCAGACCGCTGGTTCTGCAGCTTTTTTAGACGGTCCTTCCAGGCGTTTAGCTGCCGGGAGCGTTTTTTACCGAGGCCCTTCCCGGGCTTCCTTTTGGCTTCCAGGCCGTCGATCTTCTTTTGCAGATCGTCTATTTTCGATGACAACTCGTCGATCTGTTCCTGTGGTGTAGCTGCAGGTGCTGCCGCTGGTGCTGGTGCTGGTGCAGGTGCGGCAGGTGTCGCCGTGGGTGCTGGTCTCCATGCCACAACAGAACCAATCGGCAGTGTCGCCCCCTCCTCCGTCTCCCAGTCGCCTCGTTTATTTTTCTGTTTCAGCGTGAAAACTTGCGGGGTTATCTGGGGTGTAATCTCCCCAGTTCCTTGCAATGGGTAGCCTAATACCTGTGTCCCGGGAGTCGCGACCGACTTCAGCCAAGTTCCCAAGCCACCCCTTCCGCCTATCCACTCGTTTTCGCTGCTGCCTACAAACTCAGCGATTGAGGGCTGCACCCCCAGGTTGGACAAAATGTTTGTGGAAGAGACTATGAAAGTTTGATTCGTCTTTGGGTCGATGGCTCTCCAGAAAACTGGCCTGTTATCGTCGTCACGCTCTCCTGCCAACGGGTTGATGAGAACCAGTTCTCTTTCGCCCTCGAACTGCATCCCGCCCGTGGCAACAACCCTAAGTCCCCCGTGCGCAAATACGGGTTTCGGTGGTGCGCCTTCCTCCCCCGGGCCACTCGGTGGCTTGGGTTCAGCAAACATTTTCTCAATCTGCTCAGGCAGACCTTCGAGTATAGACTCGACTTCCGGTCGCAGGAGGTCTGCAAACCATTGTCGGTGCACCCTGTCGTCAGGATCAAACGGTTCTGGTTTTGTGGTTCGCTCCTTGGTCTCCGGGTCGACCCGGGTGATGAGCACTTCCTCCCCGGTCTCCGGGGCAAACGACTCGGGACCCATTTTCGCGGCTATTTTTGCGACCCTGTTGTATTTTGTACGCGACGGGTCCTCCAGGAACGCCTCAAGGCGATCAAGGTTGTTTTTGCCAAACCACGCCTG